CGAAACCCTTCGTTGAACGCATCCACCTGGCCGGGGTGAAGCGTCGGCAGTGCGATGGTCGGCATCTATCGCGCTCGCCGTCGCGCCGGGCTTGCGCGCTGCTTGACCTGTGGATAGATTCGCAAAACGCTCCCCCGATGGCGCGCGTGTGGATACAGAACGATGTGCTGAAGTACAGCACGGGCGGCCGGTCGCGTCATTTCCCCTCCCCCGGTTCGCCCGGGTCGTCGTCTTCGTGCTCGCCGGGGATCTCCAGAGCGCCGCGCACGGGCAAGCCTCCCGTCACCACGATCTCCTTCGCGCTGGCCTCGTCGTCGCGGTTGCGCGGCCGCTCGGCCTCCAGCCACTCAGGGAACCGCCGCAGCCATATCTCCGCCGCCCGCACCGACGCGCCGTTCAGCCCCTTGGCCGTTGCCTTGGCGAACAGCGACGCCACCACCGCCGCAGTGGCCTCAATCCTGCCGTCGTCAATGTCCTGGCGAAACCACCGCGTCAGGCAATGCCGCTCACAGCCGATCACGCTGGCGATGTCCTCCAGGCTGGCGCCCAGCGCCGCCATCCGCTTGACGAATGCGCGGTCCTTGTCGGTGACCTGGAACCGCGGCCGGCCGATGCGCGCCTTGATGTCGTCAGCGTCCGCCAGCATCCCGACGCGCTTGGTCGCGGGCTGCTGTGCGCCCTTGCCTTTGGCCGACCGCTCCTTCTTCGCCTTCGTGCGGCGAGGTGACAACATGAATGCTCCATTTGCGTGCCGCTCAATGCGCAAGCGGGCCGTAAGGCTGTAGCCCGAGGCTTCAACATTCGTCTAGCAGCCCGTTCGCACGCGAGTCGGCACAAAACGATGCGAGCCCGCCTTCCCCGAAGATACCTTGTGTGCAATGGCCTCGGCACTCGACTGCTATGTGCTGGCGTCTGTATCGGGTGGTTTTGTCTTGCTTGTGCTGTGTGGCGCGGTGCGTTCGGTCGTCTGTATTGCGTCGCCACTATGGAGCGCGTGAGGTCTGGACTGTAGTGGATGCGGCTGGTCCGTTGGGGTTTTGCGTCGCGACAATCCATCGCGCGAGCCTTAAAAACCTCTGGACTGCTGTTGATGATCCGAGCATGAGTGCGTCACGGACGGCGATGGTGCCGGACAAGCTCAGGAATCAGGAAGATGGCGAAGTTGAGTGATGCGCAGACGGCGACGCTGACACGGGGCGCGCAGCGCGATGACGGGTTGCTTTCGCCCGCGCCGAAGACGCCGCCGCACATGGCGCTTGCGATGGCGAACAAGATGCAGGCTTCAGGGCTGGTCGAGGCGGTCACGGTGCCGGTGGGCGAATCGGTGTACTGGTCCGATGACGCGGGCCAGGATTGGGGCTACCGGGTGACGCTGGCGGGGTTCAGGGCGCTGGGGATCGCGCTGGAGGAACGGCCTGCATATACCCACAGCGCCATGGACGACGAGCTCCACGCGGCATTTCCGGACTGGCCCGCGGCGGACGACGCCACGCTGGACGCGGTCGCAGATGGCGCTGACCAGCCGCTGGTGAGTGCTGCGGCTCTGGCGGCGAGCATCACTGCGCGGAATGCGAATGCGCTCAATCTGCGCGACACGGTGGCGACGTTCCTGGCGGCTTGGGATGCCTGCACCTCGCAGGACGCCACGGACAACCCGATCAGCCGAGCGGTCGCGCAGATGCGGCTGGCCATGCCGACGGCGAAGGGGCCCAAGGAGGCGAAGCCGACGGGCGAGGTCGGGACGCCGCGGGCTGGCAGCAAGACGGAGATGGTGATCGCGCTGCTCCGCCGGCAGGGCGGGGCGACTGCTGGCGAGATCGAGCGTGCCACGGGGTGGAGCAACACCTCGATGCGCGGCTTCGTCAGCGGCTTGAAGACCAAGCGCGGCTTGGATGTCGGCGGCGCAAAGCACGCTGGCGAGCGTCGCTACTGGATCGGGGATGCGAACGGGCCGTCGCAGATCGAGACGTCGACGGCGACGGCCAAGGCTGCACCAGGCGACGCTGCATTCTGATCACTGCACGGGGCGGCGATGGTGCCGCCCCGTTTGGCTGCCAAGCACAGGAGGACTCGAACATACCCATTTCCGCCACTGCCATTCCCGCCAGCCAGAACGAGGCCTGGGGCTTTTTCGGCACCATCACGCACCACGCCGAGCCGAACGCTGCGTGGGCGCTGGCGCTGACGATCGTGGCTGACGCCACCGGCTGCAGCCTCGACGAGGTGCGGGCTTTCCTCGACAGCCGCCACGGCCGCCACTTCGCCGACGAGGTGAGCGCCCACATGACGAGAGACGTCGGCCAGAACGAGGCAGCGATCCGGGCTGCAACGGCGAGCTGGATGGCGTACCGGATCACCCGCCACAACAGCAAGGCCATGGGCATCCCAGCGGGTCTTTGCCTCCTGGTTGGCCACGTGATTGCGGCGGCCATCGCGGACGACGAAGCGCATGCGGAAAGCGCGCCATGAGCGAGACCTACGCGGCAAGCGTGGCAGCCCAGGCTCCCCCGGATGCGGGGGCTGGCTAAGCCCAGGCTCCCCCGCCCGCTACGTCGTCGCTGGGATGCCCCTGGCGGCGGCGACGTCGTCCAGGGCGCCACCGTCGCCCTCCAGGGTGGCGCGCAGCCCGGTGAAGGCTTCCCAGCGCCGCACAGCGACGTCCACGTAGGCGGGGTTCAACTCCATGGCGAGCACGGTTCGGCCAGTGATCTGGCCCGCAATGATGGTGGTCCCGCTTCCGCTGAAGGGCTCGTAGACGACATCTCCCACGCGGCTGTTGTTCTCGATCGGTCGCTGCATGCACAGCACCGGCTTCTGCGTGCTGTGGATCGTGGCGTCGTCTGCCGTGCCCCCGCCCCGGGTCGGAATGGTCCAAAGCGTGGTCTGCTTGCGATCGCCAGCCCAATGCGCGGTGGCGCCCTTCCGCACAGCGTACCAGCACGGCTCGTGCTGCCAGTGGTAGGCGCCGCGGCCCATCACCAGCGACTCCTTGCCCCATATGATCTGAGCGCGCACGTCGAAATCCGACACGACGAGGCTTTCCTGGACCACGCCGGCATGCAGACCGCCGTGCCAGACATAGGCCACGTCGCCGCTGAACAGCGCCCACGCATCGCGCCAGTCGGCGACATCGTCGTTCATGACCACGCCCATCCGGGCGCTGTTGTTGATGCCCACGCGCTTCCGCCAGCCCGGGTCGTAATTCACGCCGTAGGGGGGGTCGGTGACCATCAGGAGCGGCTTGGCGCCGGCGAGCAGTGCTGCGACGTGTTCCGCATTTGTGCTGCTGCCGCAGCGGATGCGGTGGGAGCCGAGCAGCCAGATATCGCCCAGCCGCGACACCGGGTTGGTCGGTGGCTCGGGCGCGTCGGCGTCGGGATCCTCGGTGCTGTCGGTCGCGGGGCCCGCCAGCAGGATCTGCAGGGCAACGTCGTCGAAACCCACCAGCGCCAAATTGAAGTCCTCGGCGGCGAGCGCGCGAAGCTCGACCGCCAGGAGCGAGTCGTCCCATGTGGAGTTGAGCGCGATCTGGTTGTCGGCCAGCCGGTATGCGCGAGCCTGGGCGTGCGACAGGTGGCCCAGCCGGATGGTGGGCACGTAGTCCATGCCCAGGCGCTGGGCGGCCAGCACCCGCCCGTGGCCCGCCACGATGGCCCATTTGGCATCGACCAGGATGGGCACGTTGAAGCCGAACTCCTTGATCGATGCGGCGATCTGCTCCACCTGATTATCGGAGTGCATTCGCGCGTTCGCGGCGTAGGGGATGAGATCAGCGGTGCGAACCGACTCGACTGCCAGGTCAACCATTGGCGCGTTCCTCCGCGATCGCGACGAATGATCGCCCGTCGCCATCGAGTGTGACGGGGATATTCGGGTGCAGAATTTGCCAGCGCGCGATCGCCAGGTCGACATAGTCTGGCGCCAATTCGATCGCCCGCACGCGACGTCCGGTGCGCTGGCCGGCGAGGATGGTGGTGCCAGAGCCCGAGAAGGGTTCAAGCACCAGGTCGCCCGCGTTGGCGTAGGTCTCCATCAGGAACGCGGGCAGCTTCACCGGGAACACCGCGGGGTGCTCGACCTCGATGCCGCGCTCCTTGTGCCGAGTGATCCGCACGACATTGTCGGGGATGCGGAAGTCCTGGATTGGCCGCCCCTCGTGCGAGTTGCCGCTCATCGTGCCGTCAGCACGGCGCAGGCCCGACATCAGCAGCGGATCGCCGGCCCATTTGCAAGGGATGATCTTGTTCGCCTGGCGTGCCTGACGATTGAAATGGAACAGGAACTCGAAGCTGGGCGCCAGGCGGCCGTTCCAGTCCCCTGGCAAGCCGGGCCCTTGATCCCAGACATACCAGCCGAAGCGGCGCCAGCCGGTCGTGCGCATCCACTCGATCCAGCCCTGCCAGTAGGGATGCCATTCGCTGTCCTTGTGGGTCATGCCAAGGTTCACCAGCACCTGGCCGTCCTCGGCGAGAGCGTCGCCGGCGTGCTGGAACACGCCACGCATCAGTGTTTCCCAGTCGCCGATGCCGCCGGTGGTGTAATTGCGCTGCTGGCCGTAGGGCGGCGACGTGAACAGCAGCGCTGCATGCTCGCCAGCCATCAGTTTCGCCACAGCGTCGCCGCTGGTGCTGTCGTCGCAGAGCAGTCGATGCGGCCCCAGCAGCCACATGTCGCCCGAACGCGTCACGCGCTGGCGCGGCGGCTCGACGTCCTGGTCGGCGGGATCGGGCTCGTCATCAGCGAGTGCCGGCGCCGCCGCGGCCGCTGGGGATGCTGCGGGCTCGCCGCGGATCAGCGCGTCCAATTCGCTTGTGTCGAAGCCGATCAGGTCGAGATCGAATTCCATTCCCGACAGCGCGGTCAGCTCGGCTGCGAGCAACGCCTCGTCCCACCCGGAATTCATGACCAGCTTGTTATCCGCCAGACGCAGAGCGCGCCTCTGCGCGTCGGACAGGCCGCCACGCTCGATGGTCGGCACGGTGGCCATTCCGAGCAGCTTGGCCGCCATGACGCGCCCGTGGCCCGCGATGATCTCGCCGCCTTCGTCGACCAGCACCGGGTTCACGAAGCCGAACTCGCGGATGGAAGCCGCGATCTGTGCGACCTGGGCGTCCGAGTGAGTGCGCGCGTTCGCGGCGTAGGCCAGCAGGGACAGCACGGGACGCTGCTCGATGACGGATGCCGCCCATTGCGCGGGCGGCTTTGGCTTGGCGCGGGGCATCGTATTCTCTCCATCAGATAATCGGCTCGCCACCTATAAAACCACTCGACGCAGTGCGTCCATCCTGCCATGGTCTGTCTTGCGACGGCGATGGTGCCGAGCAAGTACAGGATCAGCCAAGCATGGCACACGCGATCGACACGACCACAGGCCGGCCCGCCATTGCCTACGTGGGCGAGACGCCCTGGCACGGCCTCGGCCACAGCCTCGAGGCGGGCGCGAGCATCGAGACCTGGCAGCAGGCGGCCGGGATGGACTGGAATGTGCTGCGCTCGAAGGTGCGCTTCGCCACCAGCTGCAACCCGGAGGTGCTGAGCCTCTGGGAGAAGCAGCACGTGCTTTTCCGCAGCGACACGCATGCGCCGCTCGGGGTGGTCAGCGACCGCTACAACATCGTCCAGCCCAAGCAGGTGTTGGAATTCTTCCGCGACCTGACCGAGAGCGCCGGCTTTGCGCTGGAGACGGCGGGCTGCCTTTTCGACGGCCGCCGCTTTTGGGGCCTGGCACGCGCCACCGCGGACGTCGCCATGGTCGACGCCGCCGATAAGGTCGGCGGCTACGTGCTGCTTTCCACCAGCGCGGACGGGACGCTCTCGACCACAGCGCGCTTCACGACCATCCGGGTGGTCTGCAACAACACCCTGAGCATGGCGATCCGGAAGAGCATCAAGGGCGAGGCCGCGAAGGAGGTCTTCACACTGCCCCACTCGGCGGAATTCAACGCCAGCGACGCCAAGGCGCACCTGGGGCTGGGCAAGCCCGACGAGATCCGCAGCGGCTTTTCCGACGCCATGGACCAGCTGCGCAAACTGGCAGCCACGCGGGTCAGCGCCACGGACATGGCCGAGGCCACATTGCAGCTTTTCGGCCACAACCCCTCGACCATGACTCCGAAGGAGATCGACAAGGCCGCCAAGACGCGCGCGGTGGCGACCATCGGAGACATGGCGGTGACTGGCCGGGGCCTGATCGGCGCAGAGCTGCGCGGCGGGAGCAACA